GGCAAAAAACCAGTTCAATGGGGAGAGATTACTTTTCATGGGGCTAGCGTTTATGAAAGAATCTTAGATGCTAAACGAAAAGTACGGGCAATTAAAAGTAAACTAAAATATGATATAATATGTATAGAGGCTGCCGTATCTGTAAAGTCTGTTGCTACGGGATTAAAGATGGCTTATATGTTTGGAACAATAATGGGGGAGTTGATGGATGATGATACTAAAGTTGTTGAAGTCCATCCCATTAAATGGCAAAGTTATATCGGTAACACCAATTTTACAAAAGCTCAAAAAGAATCAATCCGAGCCGAGTTCCCAGGAAAATCTGATACTTGGATCAAAGGAAAAATTCGTGAGAGAAGAAAGCAAAGAACACTGGATTTTGCTAGAACGCTTGGCGTTGAGGTTCAAAGTGATAATGTCTCTGATGCAACGGCAATAGCGTGGTGGGCAGCAAATGAAGCTTTATGAGTCAAAAGATTGGTTATATAAACGATATGTTGTTGAAAGAAAAGATATTGTTACTATAGCAAAAGAAGCTGGGTGTAGTCATATGACAATCCAGCGTTATCTTGAAAAGCATGGAATATTAAAGAAGAGGTAAGTATGCCAGCATATGAATACACTTGTGTTGAGTGTGAAGAAACTAAAGAAGTAACAAGATCGTTTAATGATCCAGAGGTTATCCCACCCTGCCAATCATGTGGCTATAAGATGGTGCGTGTTTACACTCCAACGGGGATACAATTTAAAGGCTCTGGCTTTTATAAAACGGATAATGGTAGATAAATGGATAATGTCGTAGAGCTGTCTGATCACTTTGAGCAAATGAATAAGGTAGTTGCTGAATTTATTAAGGGCAACAACGTAAACCAAATTGCAAAATCTTTTTCTTTAAAACCGCTTCAAGTTAACCAAATGCTATCTAATTGGCGTGAGTTGATGCAAGGCGACACTGGTATTCGTGAAAGAGCTAGAGAAGCTCTGGGTGCTGCTGATCAGCATTACTCCATGATTATTAAAGAAGCTTGGAATACAGTAGGTCAAGCTGATGAACAAGAGGCTTTAAACGTAAAAGCTCAATCTTTAAAGTTAATTGCAGATGTTGAGGGTAAAAGAATTGATATGTTGCAAAAAGCTGGAGTTCTGGAAAAGAACGAAATGGCAGATCAGATTTTAGAAACAGAGCGTAAGCAAGAAATTTTGGTTAGCATATTGAGAGATGTTACTTCAACATGCCCACAATGCAAGCAAGAGGTGGCGAGAAGACTTTCTCAGGTTACTGGTAAAGTAGAAACTATAGTTATAGAGGGAAAAAATGATAATTAATTTTGATAAAGCTGAAAAGATTCACGATAAAGTTTATGTTTATCATAATGCTTTTACTGATGATTTTTGTGATGTAATCAGAAATCGTGCAACATCATCTGACAAGTACGACGGCTACGAGATACAAAGAGTTGACACAGAGGTAAAAATTTTGCAAGATAGAAGCATTGGCTTTGAAGATGCAAAAGAGATTTTAACTAATTTATTAAATCCTGGAGACGGGGTTATGTTTAGTGACCTTTGTATTACTCATGTGCAACAGGGAAGATGTTGGGGTCCTCATGAGGATAGCATGAAAGGTAGAGGATTTAATGATGAAGGTAGATTGTTTTTTGCTGGAGTTTTATATCTAAATGACTTTGATGGTGGGGACATTGATTACCCAGACATTGATGTTAACTATAAAGGCAAGAAGGGTGATCTAATTATACATGATGCCAATGAATGGCATTTTGTAAATAGAGTTAAAACAGCAGATAGATATGCTATGACATTTTATATATGGAAGAACCATGATGACATATATAATAAATTTGTTGCAAAAAACGGCAAGATGCCAGAAGTGAGTAATTAAATGATTGATTTTAGTAAAGCAGAAAAAGTAACAGAAGGTTCTTATATATTTAGAAATTTTTTAAGTGAAGAGCTTTGTGAAAAGTTACGAATAGATTCTGAAAATTCTGATGAGGGATCTTTGCACCTTAGAAAAGAAGATAATATATATTTGATTGGTACCCCAGTAGATCAAGAATGCATAGATCAGGTTAATAATTTGTTAGATGGTTCAGGATACTGGTCAGACTTATACTTGCACTGGATGGTTCCATACGGTTATCATTTTTATGTACACAGAGATGACGCAAACCCAGATACATCAGGTTATGATAAAGAGTGGGGCGGAGTTATATATTTAACTGATTTTGAAGGTGGAGATTTATATTATCCTGAAGAAGGAATAGAAGTCCATCCTAACAAAAGAGATATGGTTATTCACAAATCAGATCTGCCACATGGAACAAGAACAACATTGACTGACGAAAGAAGAACAATTACTTTTGTTATATATAGTCATAAGAAGGATTAATTTTGAATTTAGATTTTGATGAATTTTTGGGGGCATTGGAAGAAGATGCTTTTGAAGAAACTCCAATAGAAATTGAGGAGTTTGTTACTTCAAAAGATTATCTTGCTTTGCCTCCATTATCTCAATATCAATATCAAATGATTAAAGCTTCAACTCAAATTTATAAAAAAGAAACATTAATTAAATTATATGGTGAGGTAGAAGGTACAAAACGCTGGGGTCAAACTTGTAATGAAGTTATATTTCAATTGGGCAAAGGATCAGGAAAAGACTACACATCTACGATTGCATGTTCATACGTAGTTTACTTACTTCTTTGTCTCAAAGATCCAGCCAGATATTATGGAAAGCCCCCAGGTGACTCTATTGATATTATTAACGTTGCTGTTAACGCTATACAGGCACAGCAGGTTTTCTTTAAAGGTTTTAAAAATAGAATAACACGCTGTCGTTGGTTTGATGGCAAGTACGAAGCAAAAATGGGTAGCATCGCTTTTGATAAGGCAATCACTGTTCACTCAGGTCACTCTCAAAGAGAATCTTGGGAAGGTTACAACCTTTTATTTGCTGTTCTTGATGAAATTTCTGGATTTGATTTAGATTCAACAAGCGGTAATGAACAATCTAAAACTGCTTCTGCAATCTATAAGATGTTTAGAGGATCTGTAGACTCTCGTTTTCCACAATTTGGAAAGGTAATTCTTCTTTCATTCCCACGTTTTAAAAATGATTATATTCAACAAAGATATAATGAAGTAGTTGCAGATAAAGAAGTTATAGTTCGTACACATACTTTTAAAGTAGATGAAGATCTACCAGAGGGGACGGAAGGTAATGAATTCTCAATTGAATGGGAAGAAGATCATATCCTTAACTATAATGTGCCTAAAGTGTTTGCATTAAAGCGTCCTACATGGGAAATCAATCCCACAATTAAAATTGAAGATTTAGCCATGAATTTTTATTCAGATCCCATAGATGCCCTATCTCGTTTTGCATGTATGCCTCCTGAAGCTATTGACGCTCTGTTCCATTCCCGTGAAAAAGTTGAGACTGCATTTAGTAATTTAAATATAGCTCTTGATGAAAACAATGCTTTCAAGGAATGGTTTCAGCCAGATCCAGAAAAATCATATTATATACACGTTGACTTAGCTCAAAAGCATGACCACTGTGCTGTATCTATGGCACACGTAGATAAATGGGTAACGATGAAGTTATCTGGTGCGTATACCGATGCTCAGCCATATGTTGTGGTTGATGCAATTAGATATTGGACTCCTACAAAAGAAAAGTCAGTAGATTTTACAGATGTAAAGAATTATATAATTAGTTTAAAGCAAAGAGGCTTTAATATACGTAGGGTTACATTTGACCGTTGGAATTCATTTGATATGATGGAACAATTAAAGTCATATGGAATGAATTGCGAAGTTCTATCTGTAGCCAAAAAGCATTACGAAGATATGCTGCTTTGCATAATGGAAGAAAGATTGACGGGCCCAAGGTTACCTTTAATTATTGATGAGTTGCTTGAGCTAAGAATTGTTAAAAAAGATAAGGTTGATCACCCCCGCAAAGGCTCAAAAGACCTTGCGGATGCAACTTGCGGTGCAATTTTTAATGCGATATCATTAACACCAAAGGGAGATGGAGAACTTCAAGTCTACTCCTATGACGCATTTGATGAAGATTTGGTCGGGAGCCCATCAGAAACAAAGCAAGATAATACCATTAAAGCTCCTAATATTAAGTATATGCCAGCCAGTCTAAAAGATTATCTTGGTATAGAAGATGAAGACCCAAATCCAGAAACTGGTTTTGTAGACAATTTTACAATATTGTAGGGATTATGAAATTTAAATTATTGAAGAGTAGTAAGACTAAAATTGATTATGAGGCTTTATATCATGATTCTCAGCAAAAATTAAGCTGGTATATTGATGCTATAGAGACAAAACAAATACAATGTGATAGAATAGAGTCTGTTGCGGAAAATCTTCGCAAAGAAAATGTCAAGCTAAAAAAAGAGCTTGATGCCTTAAAACAAGGCATGTTAGATTTACCTAAACTATTGGGTAAAAACCTAGGAAAATAACCAAAAGAAAAGGAAATAATGAAGCTAAATAAAAAAATCGCTGTAGCCGTAGTTGGTGCATTGGCGTTTGCAGGTATTGCTGCATTCCCGTCACAAGCTGCCCCTACAGTCGCTTACACAACAATGTATGACACAACAAATGGTATTCAAGCTGTTAATGGCCTAGCAACTTTGACTATTCATACTGATACATCAACTGTTGACAACGTAGTTCTAACTGGTACAGGAAGTATCCTACAAGTTACTGCTGGTTCAAATGATACAGTTACAATCAATCCAGCTCCAACAGTTACTGGTGGAGTAAATAACTGGTTCCAGTTAACAAATGGTTCAGGTGGTTCAGGTTCTGCTACTGTAATCCTTTACAGTCAAAATCTTGGAACATCAACACTAACTGTTACTCCAATTAACGCAGGAACTGGTGTTGCTGGTACTGCAGTAACAAAGACTGTAACTTGGACATCTACTGGTTCATTGTCTGCTAACGCAGGGTACTCCACAGCCTACATCGCTGCTGGATCAACAACTCCTACATCAACAACTGATGCTGCATCAATTATTGCTGTAGACAATGCAGGTACAACTGCTGGTACAGAAGTTGCTAATATTCAGGTACAGCCAAAGGATTCAAATGGTAATTCAATTGCTAATGATGCCTTAACTGTGACTGTATCTGGTCCAGGACTCATAGGTATCGGTGCTTCTGCTGGTTCAGTAGGAATGCAAGGTCGTGCTGTGACAGGTACTGCTGGTAACTACAATGTGAATGTATTTGGTGATGGTACTGCTGGTACTTCAACCATTACAATTTCAGATGGTTCAACAGTCCTTGCCACCAAAACACTTGTATTCGGTGGACTACCTGCAACATTCACACCATCAAATGAATTCAGCGTATATCGTTTTGGTTCTAATGGTGCTGATAATGTTAGCACAACTCTTGGCTCTGGTATTGCGGTATCAGTAAAGGATGCAAATGGCAATCCAGTTCCAAACGGAACAACCGTCTATGCAGTTTCTAACACTCCAACGGTTGCCACAATCTCAGCATCAACTACCACTACAGGTGGAATTGCATACTTTGGTGTAACTGGAGTATCTGTTGGAACAGCATCATTCTCATTCAACAATCAGCCTGCTGGAACAACAGTAACGGCCACAGCAAATGATACAGTAACTGTAAACTCATCTGTTGCATCATCAGTCACATTGGCTTTTGATAATTCAACATATGCAAACGGAACTGTGGTTAAGCTTAAGCTTACAGCACTTGCTGCAAATGGTCTTCCAATTTCAGATGTCGCTGCAACTGGATATTCTTATACGAATTTCTTGTCAGCAGACTTGGTGTCATCAGTAGCGTTGGGTGGA